CTATAGTCAGAATAAGAAATATGGTGATCCAACAGGATATGACATCAACATTAACAAAGAGGGTGAAGGAAAGCAAACCAGATATACTGTTATTGCTGATCCTAAAGAAGATGTTAGTGATGAAGTCAAAAAAGCTTACGAGCAAGAGAGCGTTGAGCTTGAAATGTTGCTTTTAAACGGAGACCCATTTGGTATCTCTAGTAAAAAAGCCACAGTTGGTAAAGATGAAATTGCATTTTAATAGTTACCGCTGAAACAAATTGAGCCAGGCTTAAAACCCCTGGCTTTTTTGTAGCTTCATCTTATTTGTGATATAGTTAAATTTATGGATGCCCAAAAAGGTTTCAAGCCTGGTTACAAAAAATTTATTGAAGACTTCTTCCAAATCATAGATAAAGAGCAGAAGATTGTTGATTTCAAATTAAATGCAATTCAAGATAAGTTTATTAGTGTTGACGCTACTGCTAAAAAAGATCTTATTTTAAAAGCTCGACAACAGGGCTTTTCATCAATAATCCTAGCAATTTTCACCGTAGATTTCTTAATCAAAAATAATACTAGAAACATTATTGTTTGCGATGAGAAGGAAAATGCCGAGGAAATGTTGGAGAAGGTCAAGTTTTACATTGAGAGTTACGAATACAAAATGAATGAGAAGCATCCAGGGTTTAAAGTTCCCCTGAAATACTCAAGCAAATATGAGCTTTACAACGAATTTACGAAAAGCCGTTATACAATTGGTACTGCGTTAAAAACCCAATTTGGGCGAAGCAAAACCATAACTAACTTGCACTTCTCTGAGGCTGCATTCTATAGAGATATGGAAAAGTTATTGGCTGGCGCAATGCAGGCGGTGGTTCCTAATGGGCGTACCATTATTGAAACGACTGCTAACGGCTTTAATTATTTTAAGAATTTCTGGGATCGCTCAGTTAGAGGAGAGACTGGTTTTAATCCTGTTTTCTATAAAGGCAGCGAATTTTACAGTGAGGATATTTTAATTCAAAAACGAAAAGAATTAGGTCGGCAATTTAACCAAGAATATCCAGAGACAGCGACAGAAGCTTTCATTACGTCTGGTGAATGTTATTTTGATGGCGAAGCTCTTGAGTGGCTGATTAAAAATTCAGTTAAACCTCAAAACCTTAATATGGGATTGATGCTATGAACAAAATAAGACAATTTAGAGAAATTGAGGTCGGAGAGTTCTTTGTTGTTGGTATTGATACCAGCGCTGGCGGACTTGATTATTGTGCAGCTCAATTTATCTCAATGGATAAGCTGGATGTGCCACTTGTTTATCATAGTAAGTTGCTTGCAACAGAAATGACACCTGACATCGTTACAATCCTGGAGAGAATTTATGACATTACCGGGGTAAAGCCTGTTGTAGCTTATGAGCGTAATAATGGTGGAGTTTTTGAGATGGAACGTCTTGCTCGCCTCAATAAGAAGCAAAAATTTAAACCATATCAGATGATCCAGTACGGCAGAAACAAAGATCAGAAAACAATGATGAAACTTGGCTGGGATACCAACAGTGCTACTAGACCTAAGATGTTATCTGATTTAAAAGAAGCAATTGACTCAAGATTATTCAGAGTTTACGACAACCAGACAATAGAGGAGCTTTTTTCCTTTGTTGTTATTCAAACAAGTGGTTCTTGGAGGGCGGCAGCAGAAACTAACGCTCACGATGATTTAATTATGAGTTTAGCGATTGCCTGGCAACTTTATCATACCGAGACTAAGCCAGAGAGCAATCAAAAGAGAAGAATAGTCTCACTCAACAAGTTTAGGTCGAAGAGATGGTCGATATAAGTTTAACTAAAGCTAGATATGGCTGGACCAAATATGGAGGTGCCAGGCAGGGGCTAGTTAAACAGAATGGGAACTGGTATTGTCAAGCTTGTGGTAAAGAACATCCGGACTCAATGCCAGCCTACATGATGTGTGTTGATAATGGTAGATATAGGGAGTTTGTTAGGCTTTGTGCTAGTTGTGAACACCTAGTTAAGGCGTTTAACATCAAAGACTTTGACCAATTAAAACAAATTGTTGCTAGAAACCCGCAATGGCTAAGATTTCGCATCATTTTTAGAGAATTGGGCTTGAAAACCTCTAATTAAAAATTTTATAGTGCTTTTATATGAAAAATCCAAAACTAGATGGCAAAAAATCCTCAAAAGAGCAATCTAATAAGCTTTACACTGAGGTGAATGAACATTTTGCTCATTGGAGTGAAGATAACGAGACTAGAATGAATCGTAAACACGGGTGGAATGAAATTACTCGTGCTTATTGGGGTAAATTACCAGATGACTGGCCATACATCTCAAAAATTACTGATCCTAGAATTAGAACCTCAATTATTGAAAAAGATGCTCGTTTACTCAACAAGAAACCAAAGGGTAAAGTAGTTCCACGTGGAGAAGGCGCTAATGTCATCAAAGCTACGACTCAAAATGCAGTTTTAAGCCAGCAATGGGATAACGCAACTTTTGGAGGCACAATGCAGGAGAAACTGATTGTTTGTTCACAAGATGCTCGTCTTTATTCAAGCAAATTCACCTACAACTACTGGAGAGAGACTTTAAATGATAAAGGTGAGGTAACTTTCTCAGGAAACGAGATGCAACCCTGGGATATTAGAGATTGTGGAATGGATGCTAAAGCAGATCACGTTAGAAACGCTAAATGGTTCCAACACAGAGAATGGCTTTACATTGAAGACCTGGAAGCTGAAAATAAAGCTGCTGGAAAAACAATCTGGAAAAATTTACGCAAAGTTAAATCAAAATTAAATAGTGATGAGTACAAAACCTCAGATCGCAAGGATAACACCAGGACAAGTCAAGTTTTGTCGATGCAAGGCTTAACAGACCGCATTGGTGAAGATGGAGCTTTCCCAGTATTGGAAGTTATTACTGAATACAAAGAAGACAAGTGGGTTAGTTTTTCTCCTAGAGTTGGAGAAATTATTAGAGATATTCCAAACCCAAATAAGCACGGTAAAATTCCTGTTTCTCAGTTGCGCTATTATCCAATTCAAGATGATGCACTTGGTGAGAGTGAAGTTGAACCAGTGATCTCTCTTTGGCTTGCAATTCAAGCAGTTCTTTGTGGCTACCTAGATGAAATGATTTTAAAGATGCGACCACCATTAAAAATTGTGGAAAATGCAGTCAGAATTGAAACTATTGAATACGGACCAGAAGCCCAATGGCTAATGGACAATCCTGATGCAGTAACAGAGATGCGTGGTAATGGTGAGGCTCAAAGATGGTTTGAGACTACTTACGCAGCTCTTGTTAGTGCCTTTAATACAGCAATGGGTGATATGAGTCAAAACACTTCATCTATTGATATGTTTAATAGTGAAAAAACTGCTACCGAAATCAAGCAGACTGCTAAACAACAGAACGCTAGAGATCAGAGAAACCAAAATGAGCTTAGCGACTTTATCACTGATGTTGTGACAATGTGGATTGGCAACAACAAGCAGTATTATTTCTCAGATCCAAAGAATCAAGCTAAAATCCTTGATCTTGTTGGCAGAGAGCAATATGAAGAGTTCCAAAATCTAGGTCTAGCAGATATGACACTTCCTGATGAGGCAATGGAACCAATCCAAACCTTAATGGAACAAACAGATTATGAAATGGGCGATGGCGAGCTTGGAGATGTTGTTGATGCTTCAATGATCCCAGAACATCCTTTTGTAGAGAACCCTAGTGAAGAAGATCTATCAAAACTAATGGTTTCACCAAAACTTGAAGTTGATAACAAACAAAGTTCAGCTAAACTTCACGTGGTGCCACAAGACTTTGATGGTAACTATTCTTACATTGTTGATATTAAGTCAATGGAAATGGGATCAAGTGATGAGTTCATAGCTTCAAGGCAAATGGCTCTTTCAATGATTAAAGATGAAACCCTACTTGGATTATTACAGCAAGAAGGATGGAGACCAAAAGTTAAAGATTTAATTGTATCAATTTTAAATGAAGGGGGCCTAAATGATAGCCAACGATATTTTGAAAAAGCAGAAATTGCTCCAGTTCAGGGAGGAGCTGAGATGCCAGGAGGCGTTCCACCGAATCAACAACCAGGAGGATTACAAGGAGCACCTGCTCCCCAAGCTACAGGCGGCGGCAACAAACCATTGGGTAGACCCAGCCAAGTTCCAGGATCAGCAAGCCTTTTTTAAAGCTTATACTGAGTCATATGGTCGAGCTAAAGCATACCAGGAGATAATTAACCTGTTGGCTAATAGTGAAGAAAGAATTAACTCAATTACTAAAGCTATGGATCCAAAGAAAAAATATGAAATCTAAATTCTTTTTTGAAAAGCATAAAAAGATGGTGGATAATGACCATGATGAGTTTGACACTTATCAGGAGAAGACCAAGATTGAGTTTAAAAAATGTCAGCACAAAAGACTTGATTTTGTTGGTAGAGAACTTAAATGTCTTGAGTGTGGCAACTCTTGGCACGGATCTGCTAATGAATTAAAACAACTCTACGATCTGTTGACTAAATAATTCCACTTGCAAACCTATAGTATTTTTGTATAGCATTGCTTTAATGTTGTCGTGTGATGCTCCCACGTTAAACCGAGCAGAAATATTAAAATCAACAGTAAGGGGGTGCTTCTATGAACGAAGATACCAACGTGCAGGATAAAAAGACTGAGGGCAACCAGGAACCAGAATTGCACACTGAAACAAAGCCAAACGAAGAAGCCAAACTTCCTGATGACGCAAATGATCGGACGAAAGAGCAATTCGATAAGCTCAAGAAAACCAATCAAGAGATGAGTGATAAGCTCAAAGTCTTTGAGAACAAAAGTAAGGCAGAAAACGTTTTAGACAGCCTTAAACCAAAGGCAGAGCCAAACGCTCCAGCTTTAAAACCAAATTTCTTTCCAAAACAGGAAACTGTTAAAGAAGAAGATTTGATTGATGAGAATGGATACGTTAACGCTGATGTTCTTAAAAAAAGCATTAGCGATGCTAAGACTAGAGCTACAAAAGCTGAAAAGGATGCCCGGGATATCAAAAGCAAGTTTGTGAATTATGAGGAAACTCAACAAACCAAACTAGCCAATGTAACTCATCCAGAGCTAGATCCACACAGCGACAAGTTTGATAAAAACTTCTATAAACTTGTAAGAAATGAGCTAATTGGTCAAATGATGAACGGTGAGAAAGATGTAATGAAGGCCGCAGCGAGTGTCAAAGAATACTACAAGGGAAATCCCCAAGTTATTGAAAAAACACCAGAGGCTAAAGTAGAAGATCAAACCGAACAAAAACAGCAAGTAAATGCTGGACATCAAAGATCAACTCAGAGTACCTACACGGAGACAGAAGACTCGCAACTTGTTACAGCAACTAGGCTTAATAAAAAAGGAGCTCTCGCTGAACGTTTGAAAAGGGCTGGTTATTAACTAGCACAATAAGGAAAAAAATATATGGCATTTGGAAAATATGCTGCGCAGACTGAAATGAGAGAATCTCTCCTTTCAATCATGCGCGATGTTTCTCCTAACGAAGACAACTATTTGATGTCTAACTTAGGCAAGAGCAGTCCTGCAATGAATACCATTCACGAATGGAATTTATATTATCAATCAAGAGCTACTAGCGCTACTGGATCCATTGAGGGTGCAGCTACTAGTTACGCCGATTTGACCGCTGAAACACGTTCGAACAACAGAACTCTCATCTTAGATGAGCCAGTTCGTTTGTCACGTACTCGTAAGTCAATCGCTATGGTAACTGGTGAAGATGCTATGAGCAAAGAGAAAGAGCGTGCATTAAAACGCCTAAAGAGTCAGATGGAATGGGCCACAATCAATGGTTCCTATGCTTCTGGTGATTCTGGAGTCGCACGTGGTATGAGCGGTATCGATGATTGTATTTCAACCAACGTAACTGTTCGTAATACTGATACTTCTTTCACTGAGACTGAACTTAATGATATGGTGAACGAATCCTATACCGGAGTCGGACATGAATACATTATGGATGTTTTACTTTGTCCTCCAATCATCAAGCGAAGAATTGCTACTTTTGGCACCAATGTCACTCGTAACATCAACGCTTCTGATAAGAGACTCACAAGTGAAGTTCGTATTTTTGATGCAGACTTAGGTCCAGCTATCAAAATCATTGCTCACAAAGATGTAGTTAAAACTCAGGGTAAACTCAAAGTTTACGGTTTAAGAGAAGATACTTTCGAGTATTCATTCTTAGTCGGAACTGGTGAACCTCACTGGGAAGATAGAGCTACTGACGGTGATCGTGATAACGGTGTTTATATCTCTGAATTTACATTAGTAAGTTTAGCTGAGAAATCATCTGTTAAGCGAAGTGGTTACGCTTTAACTCTATAAAGTTATGGCTAACTAAAAATACTGTTTAGATATGGATTGGGCGGGTAAGGTTTGACTTTACTCGCCCATTGTTGTTTAATTAGGTAAGAAATGAAAAACCCGATAGTTGCCCCAAAATCAGTTAATAAAAATATTTCAATTAAAGGTCAGAATTACGAGATGATCCCAGAAGTTGTTAATGAGGCTCTTATGAGTCTTATGCTTGCGTGGGAAAGGCTTGGACAGCCAAAATCAGTATTTAGTGAGTCCGGCAACAAATTAATGATTGTTATTATTGCTACTTGGAGAGATCTATTTCCAAAAGAAAGCCAGGACTGGTTAGATCAGAGAGCAGAATATAAATTTAATGAAAAAACAATTCACGAACAAGTTAAAAGCCAATCTGGTAGAAGCCTTGCATCAATCCCTCTTTATATTCACAAAATAATGAAAGAAGTCTTTAAAGAAGATAAGGTGACTGATCGAGAATACTATAAAAAATTAGTTAAAAAGTTTCCAATATTCCAGATGGCAAATAAAGTTTAATATGAACAAAACAGCGCTTTGCATAATAGTAGAAGGTGACTCAAAACTTGAGAGCCTTAAAATAGCAGTTGATAGTGTTAAAGACTTTGTTGATGAAGTCTGTATCACTGCCAATAGCAAAACTACTAAAAAGACTGAGGCTTATTGTAAGAAGAATGGTTTTAACTACTCATTTTTAGCCTGGAATGATAACTTTTCAGAGCAACGAAACTTTAATTTCGGACAACCAAGTAAGAATGTAGATTATATCATTTGGTTAGATAGTGACGATCAACTTGTTGGTGGAGAACATCTGCCAAAGATTTTCGATCTAGCCAGGCGAAAAGAATATGATGAGGTATTCTTTACTTATTGGTACGGCAACAAGTTTGTTGAAGATAAAGAGAGAGTTTATGAAAACCTGCTTTATGTTGAACTTTATCATAATCGTGAACGTATAATTAAAAGAAACAAAGTTAAGTGGGTGGGTCGTTTACACGAAACCCCAGTCGAATTTGAGGGTTCAAGACTTAATTACACTGGTATTAAACACACGCCAAAGGATCCTCATCAGTTTTTCCAAATAGCCGTGCTACACAGAGATGCTACTAGAGACTCTGTTGATACAAACAAAAAACGATCTGATAGAAATAAGCGCTTATTAGAGAAGCAACTGGCTGACGAGAGAGAAGCTGGTAAAATTGATCCAAGAACTGTTCTTTATTTAATGAAAATTTATGCTGACTCTGGAGAGAGTGACCTTCAAAAGAAGTGTATCGCTCTAGGTGAGGAATATCTTGATAAGTCTGGATGGGATGAGGAGAGATCAACAGCTTTAATCTTAGTTTCAAACTGTTTTTATTATCTTGGACACTATGAGAGAGCTAAAGCAACACTGCTTGGAGCACTTGATGAGTGGCCACACAATAAAGATATTTATTTATCACTAGCAAATGTTAGTTACGCACTTGGCAAACATAAAGATATGAAGTTGTATATGGATCTTGCCGAATCAATAGATCCAGATAAAACAACCGCTGGCAACAGAAACATTGTTGATTGGGAATTTAAAGGTTTAATGCTTGACCTTAAATATAATTTAAATGTTGTTAAAAAGATTAAAAAAGCATTTGAGGCAGCGGAGAAAATTTATGAAATTGAACCAAACGAAAACAACCTTGAGCAACTCAACTACCTCAGCGACCTTTCTGATTACAATGATGCTTGTGAGCATATTGACCTTTTTACTAGGTATTTGGCTGATGCCAAGCTTTATGGCGATTTAGAAAATATCCTTGATAATTTTCCTGACAAATTTAAAGAATTACCTTTTTACAATAAGCTAGTTAATTCTTATAGTAAACCTAAAACTTGGGCAGATAATGAGATTTGTTATTACGCTAGTTTTGGGGGCGATCACTTTGAGAAGTGGGATCCAACAAGTCTAAAAGACGGTATTGGTGGCAGTGAGACTGCAGTTATTAAATTAGCAAAAGAATGGACTAGCCTCGGATTTAAAGTCACTGTTTATGGTGATCCTAAAAAAGAGGGAGTTTATGATGGAGTTACTTATAAGAGTTTCAGACGATTTAATCCAAAAGATAGATTTAATATATTCATCCAGTGGCGATCAGGTTTTATGGCAAACAAAATTGTTGCTAAAAAGTTCTTTGTTGATTTGCACGATATTTTTAGCGAACAAGATTATTTAGAGATTTTACCAAATGTGGACAAGATATTTGTTAAGAGTAAATATCAGAGAAATTTAGCTCCTAGTATCCCTGATGATAAGTTTACTATTATTAGTAATGGAATTTAATTATGAATAAGCGATTTAACTTTTTCTGGGGTTCAAGCTACGATAGAGGTCTTGATATTGTTTTATTCTTGTGGCCAGATATTATTAAAGAATATCCTGAGGCTAAACTTCACGTTTGCTACGGCTGGGATATGTTTTTAAAGATTGCTGCTAAAAATCCTGAACGAATGGAGTGGAAAATTGAAATGGATAGGCTAATGAAACAGCCAGGAGTCATTCACCACGGCAGACTTGGAAAAGAAGAATTAAAAGCAGTTAGAAAAGAATGTGGCATTTGGCTATATCCAACTTATTTTTCTGAGATCAATTGCATAACAGCGTTAGAAGCCCAAAAAGAGGGTTTAGTTCCTGTTGTTACTAATTTAGCAGCACTAAAAGACACTGTTGGTAGTGGTTTCAAGATAGAGGGTGATATTAGAGATATGAAGACACTCGAGGAAGTGAAAAAAGCCGTTTTTAGGCTACTTAACGAGCCCGACCTCTGGGAAAAAGAGAGCAAGAAAGCTAAAAAGTTCGCTAAAAGCTACTTTACTAATAAAATTGCTAAAAAGTGGGTCCCTTTCTTTGAAAAAAAAGAAGAACAACCGCTAGTCACAATTTACACACCAACAATTCGCAATGGATGGTGGAATGTGATGGCTGATAATATCTCAAAACAAACATACAAAAATATTGAATGGATAATTGTTGATGATGGCAGAGAAGATAGAAGTGAGATTGCTGAACGCTATGGTTTAGAATACGAAATTAAAATTAAATACCTGAGAGGTAAGAAACGAAAAGTTAAACGGACTTATTCTCTAATCAATGCTAACAATACGGCGATTGAAGCATCGGAGGGGGAACTGTTTGTTTTCCTACAAGACTTTGTTTTGATGCCTGGAGATGGGATTGAGAGACTTGTTGATATTTACAAGCACAACCCAAAATCTTTCATTTCACCAGTAGATCAATATAACGAGCCAGCAATCAAACCAAATCAGTCAGATAAAGAAGACTGGTTTAATGGTAAGACTGGGACAGCTGTTATTGGTAAATTTATGAGAGAGAGCATCAGACAAAAACATATTGGACTTAGAAAAAGTTTCAAGATCACAGACTTTGAACAAAACTTTGGAGCTGTACCAACAGCGCTATTGAAATCTCTTGGTGGCTATTATGAATTTTTTGATGAAGCACTAGGCTTTGATGATACCGAGATAATTTTTAGAGCTGATAGGCTTGGATATAGCTTAATTGTTGACGATAGTATCGTTGCTACCTGTATCGATCACTGGGAAGCTCTTGGAAAAGATGAGGGTGGCACTAGTGTAAACAGAACTAGGAGACTTAATGATCCAAGAATGGCTTGGATGATTAAACAGGTTGATGGTGGGAAACTACCATTTGTTAGAACTCAAGAAATAGATGATAAGATTGATTTACAGTACGAGGTTCCAGAGAAAGTAGCTGACGAGGATTGTGTAGAGTGGGTGAGAGCTAATGTGGATAAAATTGTGGAAAAGTGGGGAAACCTATGAGGATAATTTTAACTGGACACACTGGTCTTGTTGGAAGCAATCTATTAAAACTTCTTGAAAAAGATGGTCACGAAGTATTTGGGATGTCTTTCAGCAATGGTTATGACCTTAGAGATGAAGCACTTGTTGATAAAACAATAGCTGAGTTTAAACCAGATGTTATTTATCACCTAGCAGCTTTTGCGGCTGAGGCGATGGGTCAAATATCACCAGTTGATATGACACAAAGAAATCTTGGTATTTTTGTTAATGTTTTAAAGGCAGGGATAAATTGTAATATTAAAAAGTTCATTTATACCTCAAGTGTAGCTGTTTATGGTGAGGCAACAGTTCCTTATAAAGAAGACGGTGAGACTATCCCTAAAGATGTTTATGGAGTCAATAAGTTGGCTGGTGAACAGATATTAAAGATAATGGCTAAAGTTTATGACTTTGAATATGTGATTTTTAGACCTCATAATATTTATGGCCCCGGTCAGAAGATGGATGATCCTTATAAAAATGTAGTGGCTTTGTTTATGAGAAGACTAATTGAAGATCAGCCATATTTCTTATTTGGTGAAGGTAAAATGAAACGAGCCTTTTCATATGTGTTTGACGTTGTTGATGTAATGGCTAAAGCACTTAGTCTCTCAAATGTCACAATGAATGTTGGCTCAGATAAAGCAATTTCAATTAAAGAATTATCAGATATGATCCAGGAAGTATCTGGCATTAAGGGTGAGATAGAACTTAAACCAGGCAGGCCACAAGAGATTTCGATGTTTCTTGCCGATCACGGATTACAAAAACAACTAATAAACTATAAAGAAACACCACTCAGAGAAGGATTGGAAGAAACCTGGAGGTGGGTTAAAAAAAAAGACTTGCCACCAATAATGGTGGTAAATAAAGAGATAGAGAGGTAGATATGTTCACACCAATTATTGATAGAATTTCCTACGGAGGAGCTATGATCGGTCTTGAAGAAGTCAAGGCTGTTATGGATGTGATGTTATCTCAGGGCGGTAGAAGGTGGACAGTCGGGCCACAATCAATTGCTTTTGAAAAAGAGTTAGCAGAAAACACTGGAGTTAAAAGAGCAGTTGTTGTTAATTCTGGATCATCAGCACTTCTTGTTGCGATGACAGCATTAAACCTTAAAAAAGGTTCTAGGGTTCTTATCCCAGCAGTAAATTTTCCAACAGCTTTTAACGCTATTATTCAAACTGGTTGTATACCATATGTAGTGGATGTTAATTCTAAAAATCTTTTAATAGATTTAGAAGAAGTTAAAAAAGCAATTGAATTAGATCCAGAGATAAAGGCAGTTATTGCCATCAATATTGCATCCAATCCTGTTGATTTGAAAGCACTTAGAAAAATAGTCGGTGATCGTAAGATTATTCTTGATAATTGCGATGGCTATGGAACCTTGATTGACGGAGTTTATGCTGAAACATTGGCTGATTTAGCTTGTGTCTCATTTCACGCTGCTCATATCATCACTACTGGTGAAGGTGGAGCTATTTTAACTGATGATGAGAAATTAGCTGATAAATGCAAGAAAATAAGAGAATGGGGTCGAGCTGATGGCACCGATAACCTTTATGACTATGAGGGATTACCAAGTGACTACAGATCAAGGTATGTTTATGAGGAGATTGGCTACAATATGAAGCCACTTGAATTACAGTGTGCAATGGGTCGGGTCCAACTTAGAAGAATTGCTGGTTTTAGAGAGCAAAGACTCAAAAACTTTGAAGCTTTAAAGAAGGTTCTTGAAAAATATATTGATTTACAATTATTAGAATATCCAGATAACGCTGATATATGCTGGTTTTCATTTCCAATGTTAGCACTTGGTGTTGATAGAGGTTGGCTAATGGATCACCTGGAGAAAAATAATATTGAGTGTCGGACAATTTTTTCAGGCAATGTTCTTAGACATCCAGCTTATAAAGATACTAAATTTATCACCAACACCAATAATGGAGTTGTAATGCCAGTGGCTGATATGGTAATGGAAAAAGGATTATTTTTATCAGTTCATCCAAGTATCACGCCAGAAATGATTGCTTTTATTGATAAAGTAATAGGGGAAATATGCGGGTAATTTATAGAATTACATCAATTGCATCAATAAACCCTAGTCCTATTTTAGAGGATGATAAAAATAGTTTAAATGAATTTTGTTTAAAATCTTTCTTAAAAGCATTTAGTGATATTAAGCCAAAGATTACTTTTCTAGCTGATAATTGTACCTGTAAAGATATGATTATCAATTTGTGTAATGATTACAAATATGATTTTGAGATAATAGAAACTCATCATGGTATCAACGAAGCAATGGTGATGTCTTATGAGATAGCAAGCAATCTTGATGATTTTGTTCTTTTCCAGGAATGTGACTACCTATATAAAGGCATTTGCGGTGACACTTTTGTTGCAGCACTTGAGAAGTTAAAGCTAGTTAGCCCTTATGACCATTTAAACTTTTATAAAAATGAGGGTGGTTATCACTCAAAAGATTGTAAGATTGAGCTAGTAAACAATCATCATTTTAGATCAACAGAACGAAACACTATGACTTGGGGTTGTCATAGCAATTTAATTAAAGAAAATCTTGAGATGTTAAGAGGTCACGGTTATCTTGATGGTCCAGTTTGGGTTGATTTGCTAGAAGCTGGTTATCCTCTTTACGTACCAATACCAAGTATGGCTACCCATATGGCAAAATATTGGATAGCTCCAGGGGTAGATTGGAATTTATGAAATACAGCATAATTTTAGCAACACTGGTCAGGAAAAAGAAACATATTGAGATGGTTGAGAAGTGTATTCAAGAAATTAAACATTACTCAAAAGATTATGAGTTAATCATTGTTGATGACTGCTCACCACTTCATAAGAAATACTTAAAAAAAGAAGCTGATGTTTATATTAGACATACTGGTGGCAACAAAGGGTGCGCTGTTTCTTGGAATGATGGCTTAAAAGTGGCTAAAGGAGACTATCTTGTAATTATCTCAGATGATGTTTTTGTTAAAGATGACTGGTTAGAATGTATGGTTAGAGCATTAAAGCAATTTCCTAATTCTCTAGCATCAATGCCAGCAGTAACTCATATGCCATCAGGTTATGAACCAGAGGAGATTAGAACCTGGATCCCAGCTTGTGTTTTTATGTTGAAGCCAGAGACTATAAAAATAGTTGGTTATTTTGATGAGCAATTTCATCCATTTAATTATGAAGATGTTGATTATTGGACTAGAATTTTTAAGTCTGGTCATACAATTTCAAGAGATTACTCGGTTCAAGTCAGGCACCAAGAAGGGCAAGTAATTCATAGTTTTGATGACAACGGAGCTGTTAATGATAAAAATAGAGAACGCTACCTTAAAAAGTGGGGTTTTGATCCAATTCCTATTCTTTATCACGGCACATCGCTTTTCCCCTGGGAAACTTAGCTTGCAAACCTATAAGATAATGTTTTAATATTATTTTATATGTCAGCCAATTTACAACAAATTTTAATAGATAGCGCCGCTTACTTAGATTTGACGGCAGAACTTCCAACAGATGACGAATTAGACACAAGAAAAAACTACGCAGATCGAGCTGTTAGAGAGGGTGCTGCTAGTGGTCATATGAAGGAATTTTCAAAACCTTATACGACTTATGCTACTTGTGCCACGATTCCATTACCAAGTGATTTCAGAGAAGAAGAAACTGAACTTTACGCTTTAAACAGCTCTGGTGGATGGGATTCTTTTCCGATTATTCAACCAAAGGAACTTTATGGTCAGAATATAAAGGATAAATTTGCTTATATCGTTGGTAATAGAGCGGCAGGTTTTACAATGACCATCAACAACAGAGGATCTTATACTACTCTATCGTTTACTTATCAAAAATATCCAGTTGGCCTTCCAAGTCTATCAAGTCTTTGTGAACTTAGTGACGAAAACTATGTTACACGAAAAATTGAATCCTATGTTCTTGAGTCAAGAAGTGATGATAGATTTACCCTTGTTGATGCAGATGCGAACAGAAAATTAGCCAATATGGCTGGCAGAAGTAACAAGAAACCATCTGGAGCTGGAAACAGGACAATTAGAAACTTTAATAACCCGTTAGGATAAACTAATGCCTAATTTTTATAATAAAACCCCTAAGTTTAAGCAATCAAAGCCGATAACTAGGGAATGGAAAGACTTTAGAAAAGGTTTAAACTTATTGCTTCGAGCAACAGAGCTTGGTACTGACGAATATTCAACTGGTGATAATATTATGCTTGAGGGCGCTGGAGTGCCAACAGGCAGGTGGGGAACTCAAAAATACTTTACTGCTAATGAGACCGGGACTGTCAGAGGCTTTGCATTTTTTAATGAAAGACAATCTGATGGTAGTTATGATAGAGAAATTCTAGCTTTAACAGATCAAGGATATTTAGCAAAGAAAAATGGCTATGCTTCTGATATGGTCACTGGTCAATCTTGGCCATCTGGGGCAATAATTAGATCAGAACAACTTGGTGGCGAAACTTACATTGTTTCAAGAGATGTAACTTTTACCAAATATGATGGCACGAATTTATCTGCCTTCAACACTATTTCAAAGCCAACAGGTCTGACAGCCACTAATATCTCTGGGG